CGCATTTGGGTAGCCAGACGTTGTGCCAGACAACGTTGGGTTTGCACCGTCAGTTGTACCAGTACCACGGCTAGTGTTAGTGCGGAGCCACGCTTCCAAAGATGCAGTGTTGCGAGCGTTTGAAGAATCGCCTGCGTCAGCCGCTTGGTTGCGAGTCAAAATCGCTTCCATGTCGCGCTTCAACTCAGATGACTTCTTAGCCAACTGGTAGCTCAGTTCAGAGTTACGGCCTGCCTTGTTGACGACTTCTTCAGTTCCAGAGATCGAAACAACCTTGCGGCTGATCTGCGTGTAGTTCTGCATACGCTTAGTTGCAGTTGCAGAAGCATCTGCCGCAGTTGCGCCTGCGCCTTCAACAACAGCGTTAGTTGTATCGACTGAAGCCAATGAATCTGTCTGGAACTCAAACAATGTGTTCGCAACAGACTTACGTCCAACGTTGGAGATGAACGGAGTTTCTTCTGGCGAGATGTTGTAGATAACATCAGCCAGTTCTTCGCGGATACCAACCGCGTCATAAGTAGTAAAAGTTGCCATGAGTTAAATCTCCTAACCTAGCAAATGTTTAAATGCATTAGCCGCGTCTGCGACTTTGCCTGTCTTTGCGAGTCGTTGTTGCGATTTACGATAGGCATCTCGACCTTTAGGCGTTGTTGTCGCGGCTCCGGCTTTCGCAACAGGCGTCGCCTGCTTCTTAGCCTTTGGCTTACCGCTTTGAAGCTCATCGAACTTCATCGCCTTATAGAGCGTTGTCACAGCACGGTGATCGTAGAACTGAGCGATCTCCTGATCGGTGAATCCGATCTTCTTGGCATAGTCGGCCACTTTCGCCTTCTCTGCCTTCGCTACTTTTTCATCACGCCACTGAGGGAGAACCTCGGCTAATCTGCCTCGTTCTTGCTCAACAAACTGTGCGACGATTCGCTGTTTGTCCGCTTCCTGCGCTTGGAGCAACCGCTGTTTCTCCTCGACAAGTGCGCGTTTACGCTCTTGCCTTTCGCGCCACACTTCACGCTGAATAAGCCATTGCTGTGGGTCTTGCTGATATAGCGCATCCCAGTTCGGCTCTTGCTCTTGGTCCTGAACATCAATTTGCTCTAGAACCTGCGTTAGCTGTGCGCGTTCGCTCCGAATCTGCTCAAGCTCTGTTTCCAGTGACTTGCGCTGATCCGCTAGTGCCATCGTTTTACGCGTATAGTCCTGAGTCCGCGAATACCCGCTCAACAATTCATCGATCGACACTTGGACTTCTTCACCATCTACTCTGACGGTGTAAGTCTGGGTGCTCTCTTCTTCGTTCGCTTCGTCCGTTTCTTCCTGACTGGTTTCGGGGTCATATTCCGAGTCCTCGCTAAATTCCTCGGCTGACGTGTCCTCTACCTCAACGTCCTCTGCATTTGCTTCGGACTCTTCTACCACTTCCTCTTCAACGGCTTCCGGTTGAGCGTTAGCTTCCATTAGCCCGCCAAATACGTTAGCGGCTTGTTTGACTGATAGTGATCCAGTTTCTTGGGTGTCACTCATGGTTACATTATCCCTTATCTACGGTTTAGTTTGTCAAGGTATTGTTTTGCCAACTTTCCCTTGTCCATAACGCTAACAAGCTGTGCTTCCACCTCTTCTAGCATCCTGATCGCCATATACGCCTTTTCGCGTTTGGCCGATTCATCCTCCGCCGTGTTGATAAGAGACTCGACGTACCTGTTACGAACGGTAACAAGTGCGTCTTTATATGCCTCGTTCTCGACGACGGATCGAGCCTTCTCTCCAAGCTCAACGTCCCGTCTTGTAAAGATCATTAGTCACCTCGTGGTGCGTTATTCATCATCTGTCTTAGCGTGGCTCCGCGTTCACGGATCGTCATCTTCTCGCGCTCTACCTCAGCCCTAAGTTGCGCCACGTCGATCTGAGTTCCGTACTTCGCCTGAAGCTCCAACGCCTCCATCGAGATCTTCGCATCCAGTTCATCGCGCTTGCGTTCGTCTTCCATGAACATCTTCTCGCGGTCCAAGTTCATCGCCGCAATCCGCGCTTGCGTTTCGGCTTGTGTCTTCGCGATCTCAGCTTGCGCGAGGACTTCTTCAGGTCTTGGCTTCTTCGGCTTCTGAGAAGCTTTCGCCATGATCTGTTGAGCCTGCGGACCATTCGGATCAAGGAAGTAATTATCGACATCCTTAATACCCGCCGTTTCGATAATCTTGCCGACAGTATTCCTATACTGGGATAGAGTGACAAGCGGATTATCCAAGCCGAACTGCGAGATCACGTTTTCCTGACGCTGAGCGATCGACTCAAGAAGTATCATCTTCTGGTCGTCATCCACTCCACCAAGTGCAACGTTCACTGTTACGTCAAATCCTGCCTGCCATGCGCGTGGGTCAACCTGCACGAACTCGTTCCGCAGGCGGATCATCTGAGGTTGGTCCTGATGCAAGACAGTCAGCTTCAGTAATCCCTTAAACAGGTCGGTCATGCCGGTTTCTGCGAAGATGCGAGCAATCAACTCTAGGTGCTGACGTGCCGCCGTGACAGTCGCCGCAACCGCTGTCTTCGTTGTTGACTGAAGAGCATCAGCATCCAAGCCTGCCGCCGCACGGTTGATGCCGGTACGCGACTGCTTCACTTCATCCATGTACGCCATCATTGGGAACGCTTGTTGCCCAACGAACGGCTGAGAGAACGACTGCACCATGTTTGGAGCGCGCATACGGATAATCCCGCCTACTTCAGAGTTCAGCACGTCTTCCAAGTTAGCCTGGCCTTCAACAACGGCCATGCGTGGGTGAATCGACTGCGCCAGTGAGTCTAACTGGTTGCGAAGGATGTGCGACTTGATGTTCTGGATATCCATCGTGATATCGGCTAACGACTGACCAAAGAACGTGTGTGGCTCTGGATCTGGGCAGAACGCCGCAAAAGGCACATGATCGTAAGGCTCATGCCGCACAATCTCGTGAGCGTCGCCCATACAGCAAACCTTACGCAGTTCCGCAATGCCGTCACCATCGTAATCCGCTTTCACATAGGCTTCGATGTACAGGACGCGCTTGTTCGCGTCGTCCTTAGCAACGTAATTCTTCAGCGTCGCAACGGGGTTCCGGTTGTAGTATTCGCTGTTGGTGTCGAACTGGAAGTCCTCGCCTGCGTGGTCCTTCACCATGTCGAAGTCGTAACCCATCGCAACTAGCTCGGAGACGGTTGCCATCTTCCGGTGAGCGACGATCGTTGCATCGTGGATTGACTTTGCACGGCGATCGATTAGGAACTCTTCAGGAGGTAACGCCTCGCACTTGATCTTTCCGTTCTTGGTACGGCGCTTTAGCTCAAGGTCGTATGCCATTGGCTGATCCATCACCGCTTCTTGGATGACGTTACCCATCTCATCCATGACCGGCGGCTGAACCATCACTGGCTCACCGATCGGCTTCTCCTTGACGGCAGACGCCTCAACGTCTTCATCCTGAAGCAACATCATCATGGATTCTCGTGTCAGGTCGGTGTAGTTCTCTGTCGACACCTCAACGGATTCATCGTAGTAGAACTTGATGATTCCCGCCTTGCGAACCAACGCATCCTTGAACGCGTCGTATAGGATGCTGAAGCCACGGTTTTGTTGCATGAATACATGGTTGATGTAGTCAGTCGCTTGCTCGGCTTGAGCAACGTCCTCGGCCCCGTGTGGCACGAACTCCACAACCTTCTCGCCAGACGTGAACACTTTCATCAATGAAGGAAGAATCGACTGTACGGTATCGCGTACATCCATCGAGACAACGGCTGAACGACCTTCCTCTTCATCGCCGAACGGTTCGCCACGGTAATACTGAGAGGCGGCATTGCGCTCTTGCGAGATCGTGTTGTCAATGTAGTCAATCGCGTCCTGCACTTCGGATGTGATGATGCCATTGAACTCATCATCGCTCATCTCGTTTGGCTTATCGATCTCAATACCCATCTCCGACAGCGAGTTCATCGCTTGGTCGATTGGTGAGCCGTTCATGTCGTCGTCTTTGTATTGATCCATATCTTTACCTTAAAGCGGTGAAAGTAATCCAGTTGCGGTGCGGATCGCATCTCGTCCGTACCCTTCATCCATATACCCGCCTTGAGTATACAACCTAACAAGTTCTTGGTCAGACAGTCGGGGCATCCGATACTCTGTTCCTAGTAATTCAGAGATAGCGTTTACGGTGTCTGGCACTAGGAAGTCAGCCGTGCCGACGATTGCTTCATTCAGTGCAGAACCGATCTCAGCCGGTACAGCGAGCAATGGGTTCAACTGACCTTCAGGTGTTACGGCTTCTGATGCGAGTAAGCCGCCAACCGCTCCGACTGGGGCGGGGGAGGCCATGATGTTCGGATTACCGATCTCATCTGGGTCAAAGGCGGCACTTGTTGACCTGATCTGATCTGGATTACGCACTATCATCACGTCGCCAGAGCGGGAAAGTAACGAATCGCCCTGCCCTGCATTGAAATCCTTGAACGCCTGAAGATCGCCACGCGTCATTAAGTCTTCGGTTTTTAGGTAGACAGGAATAACGTTCGCGCCATCGTCAACCGCGTATTCAGAAGCTACCTTTGGATTACGGGAAAAATAAAATCCTTGCGGAAGCGCCGCAGGTGTTCTGCCCTTGCCTTTACCAATCAATGCGGGGTCAAAGGCAAGAATATCCTTATCCGTCCCATGAAAGTATCTTGTATCAATATCAAAGCCTTGATCTTCCGCCCTAATCATCCGAGACTCGAAGTCCATCGGCAGTTCGCCGGAAACGATCTTTTGCGCTGTTGATTCTGGGTAACCGGCTTCGACCAACTTCTTGACGGACGGTAGTACACCCGCCTCTGCCTGTGCCGCAGTCAGGATTCCTGCGCTGACAAGTGTTGCCTTCAGAGCTTTAGGTAGTGGCTTGCCGCGCTTGACGAAATCGATGTATGCGTTGATATCGTCAGCGCGTTGTTGTGTGGCGATTTCATAACTGCCTACATTGTCCGGTCCACGCTTATTAAACGCGTCGATTCTCTGACCTCTAGGCATCGGTTGGCCTGCTTTGTTTAACTGACTACCTAGCACCCTGTTGGCTTCTGGCGCATTAAGCTCAAACGGAATAGGGATCTCATATTGAGAAACGTCCCCGCCCTGCGCGAACATATGCGAATAAGTTCTATGGAGGTCGCCAGTAGGAACAACCGGCGCACCAATCTCTGGAGTGAATATGGTTGACCCTGCATCACCGTAGTTCAAATCCTTCAACTCAGGGTCAGTGATCACTTCATTGATCTGATTAAAGCTAGGCATTCCCGCATCACGATAAGGTGCTTTTGAGCTTTGTTTTATAAACCACTTTCTTAGCTCGCCCGCTGTTCCCTCTATTACCTCTCCCTTCTTGTTGTAAGTCGAGATTGGAGCTTCTCCTGCTAACTGAGCAATCCCCTCTGGCGTATCGAAACCTGCGAAGTCTGGGAAACCCGTAAATCCACTATCTGCTTTCTTGCCTAATCTTGTCTTTGTTCTTACTGCTTTGTTCAGAGACTCCTTGATGGTTTTTGTCATCGGAATCTCTTGAGCCATTTTCGCCATGATCAAAGCCGGAGGATCGCTAAAATCGATAGCTTGTTTGCTCATCACGTTGACAACAGCCTGCACCGGCATATTCAGATCATTTGCAATTTTGTCGATCTTCTTTTGGTATCGCTCTGCAATTTCTTGACCCGAAGCCCAAGCCTCGTTACCCCTTGCAAAACCTTGTCCCCCTTGGATCGTCACGCCATCAGGAACTAATAATCCGCCGATCATGTTTGCTTCGCCAACATCAGATCGATCACTGGGGACGCCAACAATCACGGAGCCTACATCTTCTTCAGCGTTCCGTATCCTAGGCGTTGGCAGATCCTTCCGTGTGTACTGAGTCTCAAAGCCGCGCTCAATCGCCATCATCTCACGATCACGAAGATTCTTGCTTTTCGATAACGCCTCTTCGTATTTCTTCCGGCTCGGGAATCCTAACGAAAAGATTCTGGAATCCGATATCATGTTTGCGATTTGCTTTGCTACCTGAACTGCGCTCACTTCTTCACACTCTTCTTGCCGGAACACTGCCACCGCTTACGCGATAGCCGGAGGGGGGAGTTGGGGTCTTTGGCGGCTTTCGGGTACTGCTTCATTTGCTCATACGATCGAGCGCAGTAAGCGTCGCCTTTCGGGGTATTCGGTCGGACGCTTGCGCCTTTTGCACCATAGGAAACCTTTTTCCCGGTCGCCGTGACTTTGACCTTCGCCTTGCCTTTCGCCGGTTTAGGCACGGCCTTTCGCCTTCTTCTTGGCGGTTTTAGCGGCTTTCTTGAACGCTGACGCCTTCGGGTATCCTGCTTCGTTAGGGCGAGCCATCCGCTCCTTCGACCCTTCCTTAATCCGCTTGCGCTTTGCGTGAATATTCGCGTACAGCCCGCGACCGCCCGTTGCCATATCAGATGACCCCTTTTATCAATCGTTTCAAAGGTTGAGTCCAACTAGACCCACTAGCAGACCCATAAATACCCACAGCCGCATCACCGGCTAGGGTTAGTATACACGCGTCTGCCAAATCAGGCGACGATAGCCCGCGCTTCTTCATCTCGTCCTTAGATTCCAATCGCAACCGCCCGGACGAATTAAAAGTATACCGGGGGGACGTAAGCTCTGCGAGTAGATCATCATCCTTCGGTAACGCGCATCCGCGTTGCTCCAACCAGTTCTTCATCTTCCCCCATAGCTCAGCACGAAGATTCACATAAGCGTTCTTCATTGCCGGTGATTCGGAGACGTTAATCCCGATCGCCGGTAGACCGAGTTCGCGTAATCGGTCAACGACCCCTGACCCCAGGCCGATCGAATCAATATATATAGCGGTCGGTCGATCTAGCGATTCTTCGGCGTCGTATTCATTCTTGATTGCGCCAACCAGTTGCATGAGATCAAGACCTTGCCACTTCTTCACCTCGGTAATTACGTTGCCTTTCTTCTTGGCGAGCGCAGACTTATCCGAACCAAAGCGAGCCACGTCGATCCCATAAGTCATCTGCGAGAACTGGTCGACCTCGATGTCACGGTTCATCGCTTGCTCAACAACAGAGAACGGAATCATCGTGTCGTCGTCTGACAACGGGAACTCACCCAGTACGCGGACGCGGTAGGCGTTCGACTCCTCGCCATACTTAATCGCCATTTCGCGCACGAACTCTTTCGATACGCGCTTAGAGTGTTCGCAGTTGACGTGAAGCGTGAACCATTCATCCTTAAGTCGGTTGTGCGTTTCATAGAAGTATCCGCTTGATCGAACCGGGTTCCCGAGCAAGATGGTGACCGCATTGTGTCCCGACATAGAACCTGCCGCCGCTTCAAACACCGCCTCTGGAACACCGGAAGCCTCATCGGCAACAAGCATGACGTGTTCCGAGTGGATGCCCTGTAACGCTTCTGGTTGCTCGGCGCGTGACGTTCTAGCCGAGATGAACGCCTCAGTAGGCGATGGGCGTAGCTCGATACGATCGCTTTTCACCTCAAGCAACTCACGCAATGCCGGGTCAAGCTCCTTCACCCATCGCTTAATCTCAGCAAACAACGCATCGAATAACTGTGATGACGTGGGGGCCGTGACGACAACCTTGACTGGATAACGCGTCAGCAGATACCAGAGCATCGCCCAACTTGCCGCTGTTGACTTCCCGACCCCGTGACCCGATCGGACGGAGACGCGGCGATTGTTGTCGGCGATTGATCGAAGGAACTGCGATTGCCAGTCATCCGGTTGGACGCCGAACACCTTCTCCACGAACAGCACCGGATCGTTGCGGTACTTCAGGATAAAGTCGTCGAATGGATTTTCAATTTTCGTGGGTTCGCTCATTTCGCTCCTATACCCCTAGGGGTTACGCCGATGTGTGTCTCGTACCCGCCGCCGCCGCCCCGTCAAATAAATCGATGGGGGGGGTCATCGCGGCGGACTTATCCACAGATCGACGTTTTTTCGTGTTCAAGTATTGACCAATCCGTGCCGACCATTTCGTGACCTATCCACAGGCTGACAACGATCCTAACGAAATCAATAACTTACGTCGCAACGTTGCCAAGTTACTTCGGCGCATAACTATCATTATGTTAAATCGATAATTGGTCGCCGGTCACGATGTGGTCACGTCGCCTCGCGTGCGCGTATCCACGTCGGTGCGTGTTTTCTCCGTTATTCGCCATCTTTCGGCGTCACATCTATTGCCTCACCCTCGATCACATCAGGTGATGAAAGCCTCTTGATCGCTTCCAAATACCTGTCTCCGATGTTGATCTCGGTACTGATCTGCATCTTCTCTCCCCACAAATGCGGGTCCATGCGTGACGCTATCCACCGCTTGTTCTCAGCAATCACTCTTGCTCGTGCAGGATCAAGATCACCTCTCCGCACCTCTGTCAGCATCTCCTCAATGTCAGAGACGTGCCACTCAGCGCGACTGATCCTTGCTCGCTCATAGCGTTCCTTCCTAGCAGGATCACGCGCTACCCAATCGTTGACTGTGTTGTACGCCATGTCCTTGCGCTTGCACCAAGCATGAAGCGACTCACCCTGCGCTACGCAGTCAGTGATCTCCGTCTCCAGTGCGACAGGATCGGCGCTCATCTCATACCATCGCTCACGCCGCTCTAAGTTCTTCGGCAACCGCTCACCCAGTTCGCCCTTGTGTACCTTACTCACCATACTCAACCTGCTTCTCTTTTATCACCGCTTCCCAGAATGTCTGGCGCATGGCTTCGATTGACCCGTAAAGCATGAACAAGTCTTTCTCGCTACCACCAAACCAGAAAATAGGCTCCCCATCTTCCTGAATAATCGTAAGCGCCATTCCACGCGGAACAATGCCACCCGTATCGATATCATCAGCCACGTCAAACAGCATCTTCTCCACAGCTTTCCGATTCTCGTCCTCAAAGTCTCTCGCATCGAACGGCTTCCCATTGATCCCTATTACCTTATCTACCACCCTGCTTCCTCGCTTGAGTTGACATCCACATGAGTAGTATACGCACCTGCGACCTGTTTCAAATGGGTCAACGCTGTTGGATTCTCGTGAGCCATCATCACAATGTCCGCCGCTGTATACACGATGAAGTCGTCTCCTAGTTCACGCCCCAACGTTGCCGCGACGTATTCGGCATCCTGCGGATTCATCACGGCGACGGCGCGCCGGTCCCCAACTCGCGTCTGCAAGTCGAACCACGTCATATCGGAAGGCGAACTCCCGTTCTCCAGTGCTTCCTTCTCCAACGCATCCACGCCTCGCTCCATCACGCCTAAGCGCCTCGCGTACTCAAACTCGTCTGCGCTCACCCGCGCTTCCTTCATCCGCCCATTCGCCTTGGCGAACTTCGCCGCTGTCTCCGCACTACACTTCGACGCTAATCGATCAAGGCTCCCCCAACGTGCAATCGCATCCATCCTCCTGCGTTCCCAACTTGCCTTCGCCTTCCGCGTCACATCGCTTGCATAATCATCCATCGTATCCCCTTTTCTGCCACTATCCTGCGCGTTACTTTCGTGAGTCGTCACTGCGGAACGTCGTCAACGACAAGTGACGACTTCCGCATGACTGCGAGTAAGACCAACAACTTCCGCAAACCTCCGCAGACCCGTCCAAAACCATTGCGGAAGTTATCCTTTTCCCTTAGGGGATTTTAACGACTTCCGCATACCCCTCTCTCAACTTCCGCAGACTTCCGCAGACTTCCGCAAATGCCCCCAAACCTTCCCGTTTACGATCTTGCTAACGTGCGTCTTTGTTACCTCAAACTTGTTGGCAATCGTCTGCAACGTCAGCCCCTCCTTACGCAGTTCCCTAATCAGGATCACGTCCTCTGGATCTAGCTTGCGCGTGTTGTGGTTCAGCCAATACGGATTGCTCGTCATGATTTCTCACCCCACGCCTTCACCAGATACTTCTTCGACAGGCTTAGATTCCACGATGAATTAAGCTCTGCGCTGTAACTGTTGACGCCCGTCCCTTCGGCCAGGTTGCGCCTACGCATCAATCCGTACTCATCCCTGTTCAAGCGCACCCAACGCTTCACCGTGTATACCGATGTACCGGCATCCTTCGCGATCTTCGTGTAGTTGCGTCCATCCTTATACATATCCACGATGATGCTGATCTGCTCCTTAGTCATTCACAAACCCTCTCTCTTCTTTAATCGTTGACTCAGGCTTATGCATGACGCATAGCCCCTTCTTCTTCGTGTTCCCGCTTAGCATCTCGATCGTGATGTACCCCTGATCGATCCAATCGCACATC